CTCTATGGAATTTTTTACTTTCCGTAAAGTCATCAAAGTAAGGCGAGAGATTAAAGTCAGTTGGACTTGGCATTTATTCCTCTCTAAAATTCAATTATCAGTTTGACATTCTCTGTTTGGTCAGCAGCTCTGGTAATTGGTGCTCTATTCTCAATATACATAATATCTCCACTGTCAGCAGTAATCTCACCTGCATTATATCCACTTGTAAATACAACGCTATCTACAGTTGTTGATGAACTTGATGGTGTTGCTGTTTTATTAGAAGATTGACCAGTAATTGTATTTGCTCCAGAGAATGCTGTCAAATTACCATTACTGTCTACACCTTCATCATTAAATCTTGTTTGTATGTAATAAAGAATATTGTTTGAACTATCCCATTCTACTACTTTACCAACTGCGCCTGTAGTTGCTTGATTGATTTCTTCATCAACTGTAAAGTTACCAGATGGATTTGTAACTAATACTGCTTTTGTACCTCTTAAAGTAGTTGCCGTTGCGGCTGAACCACCAGATTGAATATCTCTCATTAATGCCACTCGTCTAAAATCATTTGCTGTAGTAAAGTCACCAGAGTTTGAAGCCTCTCCTGCTTCAAAATTGGTATTCATCATAACAAAAAAGCCACCTAATTCTTTTATTGCGTTTTTACCGTGTCCGCCTTTCGGCTCAATGATAACATCTAACTCGGCACCTGATAAACTTGAAGCTCCAGCTGTTACTATGTCTGCGTTTCTAATATAAGCAAATGTGTAACCTGTACCTGGAGTTGTTACTGTAACTGCAGTCACTGCACCACCTGATACTGTAACCGTTGCTACACCACTTGATCCATCACCTCTGATAGGAACACTTGCATGTGTACCATTTGTTCCACCAGAACCAGCTGTTTTAATTTTTACTATATTGATTGCGCCATCAACCGCAGCAGAACTAACTGTTGAGTTAGTAGCGACTGCCATAAAGTCTGTTGATAAAAAGTTTGATTGTTGAGCAGCAGATAAAGTGTACATATATTTCCACTTGTATCCATCTCCAGTTGTAAGTATAGTTGAAGATGTACCTGTTGGCTCTACTGTTGAATTAGCGCCACTATTATTATCTAAACATTTGTACACATTGAAAGCACTTGACATAACATAGAAAGTTGCGTCAAATAAACTTGTTGCACCACTATTAGCAGTTTGAGTAGATGTACCACCCGTCACTCTATTTCCATAGTCGTGTCTATAATAATCGTAAACTGTACCAGTTGCCCAGTTTCTTCTAGGAATAACAATAGATACATCTGAAGTTGCCACTTTTTTAGCTGCCAGCATGTCGTCAAAAGTGTAAAATTCATCACCAATAGAATCTACTGGAGTTAGTGGACTAGCGTCCGTACCTTCGTTGTCTGTTCTTAAATCGCCTCTTGTAGAAGTGGCGAAAGCTTGTGGTCTACCAATACCTAAATAATAGATATTTTTGGCAGTTTCCGAGAATGATTCCACAAATTGTTCCTGATTGTGGATTCTAAATTTGTTTGTTATAATTGCTGGCATTTTGTTCCTCTTTAATAATTATATTTATACGCTAACTTTCAGTAATTTCTGTAGGTAACGCAAGATTTGTTTTTAATCTATCTGTTGTTATATCTCTAAATTGTACTACTTCACCATCTAAAGATGTGTTGTAAGTGCCTGTTAGTCTAAAATTAGACCAATTCAATAATTGCATAGGCGCAACTGCGGTAGTAACTGTACTATCTGAAGCACCACCTATTGAACTTGTTTGGGCTCTTCCTCCACTACCACTAAAGGCAGTGAATATAAATCTATTTATTGTGTTCATAGTAGGGCCACAATATGCGTATCCATACTTGTTTGTTGACCCTCTAATAGTAATAGGGTTTGGGTTTAATCTAAATGAAAGACTATATGCTCTTTTTAAAGTTAAATCTCTTGTATTTGTAGTAAAGTGTTCAGTTGTAGAATCTGTAAAGTCAGGATCAACACCAACAGCTGGTGTACCTCTCAATGTAGTACCATCATCTACTGTACCTAATCTTCTACCAAATATTGTAGAGAATAAAGTATTGATTACTAAATCAGCACCTGGATCAAATACCAATCCACTATTAACACCTGTGAAACTTCTAATTTGGTTATTTACTTGCGTGGCAATATCTACTTGACCTGTAAAGTAATAACCAGCAGTGTGCATAGTCTTTTTAAAACTATCTCGCCAGTCTGTAATAGAACGACCTACTTTTAATACATAAGAAAAGTCCTGATAGTATAAACTATCTTGTATCTTCATTGTTGTTTCTGATAAAAATCCATCTTCGTTTATGAACACACCAGCAGTATCAACAACTGCACCTATTGTAGATGTTGCTGTCGCAAGATCATGTTTTAAAACAGTAGCTGTAATTGATGATGACGCACCTGTGATTATTGTAGTTTCATCAAAGGCACCTGAGGCGTCTTTTAATTTTATTAAATTATTTGTTGTATCAAAAGATACAAATGTAGCTGTTACCGCTGAAGAACTAGAGTCTAAACCTGTCATAGTTTCACCCTCAGTGTAATTACCTGATGATTTATCTTTAACAATTATTGTACTTGGTAATTTTAATGTTGGACTAGGAGAACCTTCATAACCTGCGCCTGTTTCAATTTTTTTAGTATTTAAAGCTCTACCAATCTCAGGACCAAAAGGAATTACTTTTGCTCCACTTCCACCACTACTTGTAACAACTGCTGTAGGTAATAATGTATAACCACTACCAGAGTTTATAATTCTTATGTCGGTAATATCTTCATTACCTGATCCAGCTTCTTGTACAATTTTATTACCTGTATATACATCACCTCTAACAGTTTCATCTTCTAATACTATATGGTCTACCGCGGTTGAGCCTGTTGTTCCAGTTTCAGTTGTTATACCACCATTTACAATTGACACTTTCGCTGTAACACCACCACCATTTGTATTCGTATTGGTAAATGTTAAATTATCACCAATTGCATAACCTGAACCAGCATCATCTATTAACACTTCTGTTATAGGACCAGAACCAACATTATCAACCTGAATGATTGCACCATTACCAGCACCTGTAAAAGTAATTGAATCTTCAGGAGTTAATAAATTACCATCATTTGTAATACTAATAACATTAGGTATACCTGTGACAGTTGCTTTTATAAATGCGTCATTGACATCTGATTCTGTACCTCTAATTTCTTCACCAGTAACAAATGGTCCACCTGATATAGTATCTGTATTTAATATAAATTCTGATACTTCGTTTTGAGCTATTTGAAATTTAAATACATTTTCTACAGCCGCAGTTGCGCCTGAAGTTTGTCCTGTAATTGTTCTACCAATTAAATTTGATGTTTCACCAACAGTACCAATTGCTCTTATTATTTTTTTAGTATCAAACTGACCATCTGATACTCTTAACATTTGTTCTCTAGGATATATTGTTTCTGAATCTAAATTAAATAAAAATCTAAAAAATACTTCGTGTCCTTTTTGTGTACCTTTTGCTCTATAAACTGATTTAATATTTTTAATTAATTTTCTTTTATCTACATTAGCATTTAAAGTCTCTGGTAATGTATTTAAAAACTCATTTCTAAATTTTGTTAAAAAGTTTGAAATTGCTTTATCAGGATCACGGAAGTTTAATAACTCTTGTATGTTTGTAACTGGATTAGGTTTGTAATTTGTTATTGTTGCTCTTGCGCCAGATGAACTACCAGTTATAACTTCATCTTGTATAAACTTATCTTGTGCTGATATGAATAATCTATTATTTACTAAATCTTCTGATAATACAGTTGCAGTAGCTTTTGATGTAAAACCTGTGACCGTTTCACCTCTTGTAAATTTACCAAATCCAGTATCTTCTAAAAGTATCTTATCACCAGCATCTAGTGATGTTCTATCTGTGTCTAATTTTGATGCATCTAAAACTAAATTGTTTGTTTGAGCTGTTTCTGTTTCTAATTGTATACCATCAGTTAATTCAACATTATCCACAGTTATTTCTGAGGATTCCATAAATCTATAATAAGTTTTTATAAACTCTAAAAATTTAGGGTGATCGCTAAGTACAAACTCTGGTACTTGTTGATTTATGAGGTTAGTTATTTTTTTGGTAAACTTAGCCATTAGTAACTACTTGATGTTGTGTATCCTACTCCTGCTTCAGAAGAGCCACCAACAAAAGAATCTGCAGTCACTGTGACAGATGAATTAGCTGTATCTATTTCTAATATTTGATCTCTTACAGGAACAACATCATTTGAAGAAGGTGTTACGGTTAATTCAATTTTTGTAGAAACTGAACCTCTGATATTCTCTACACTTAAAACACTTAAAGAGTTTATAGTTATTGCGCCAGTATCATAATCAATTGTTCCTTGATTGTTATTAGCATATACTCTTGTTGCGCCAGAGAAATTATATCGTCTTACATTACCTTGTCCATCATCATCTAAAAAGAAAACAGTAGAACTATCACCAGATATTTTAAAACCTGATGATTCTAAAATACCACCACCTGATGAATTATGACCAGAGTGTGGATTATATAATGCATTTCTAAAGTAAACATTATATTTTGTTGATGATGCTAATGTAGGTGTAAAATCTTTTCTAATTTTTAATGTAGTTATATTTGATAAGATAGAATTATCTGTACCATCAATTAGTCCTGTAATTTTTGAATATCTAAACACACCATCAAATTGTGATAATGTATTTGTGTTGTAGTTTGTTAATGTTGTTAAAACATTTGATTTTAAAGTTGTTGCTGTTTTAGTTGTAGCCTTTTGATCATATTTAACACTTGAAGTTAATAATAATTTAGTAATTTCAGGATCAATAATTTCTGGTCTTACAGCAGCAACATTGAATTTTTTTAATTGTGTAACAATATCTGTCTTTGTTGTATTTGTTAAAGTAGAACCTGACGCTGCTTTAACAGCAATCTTAACTACTCCGTATACAGGTGTTTCATCATCTTCACCACCCCAAGCAGATACTGATTGAGCATTTGGGTAAATTGATTTTACTAGACTTTCATAATCACTTGTAGTCACAGCTCTGTCTTGTGCTGAATATTGTAGTGGTGCATTAAATCTTATTGACTCTTTTGCTTGTGCCTCTGCGCCACCTTGAGCATTTGAAACGGTAGTTATAGATACATCTGAAAAACCACCAATACTTCCAGATAGTGTAAATACACTAGCACCATTTGCTTCATCTTTATTTGAAACAATATATTCTAATATTATTATATTACCATCTGATAATTTTGTACCTAAAACACCATCACCAAAATAAACTTCAAATTTACCATCTTCCATTTCTTGTAAAAAGTAAACTTTTGATGTTGATGATAATGTCGTTACTCCTGTTGCTAGTGTATATGTGTTAGTAGTTGTATCACTAGCTGAATTTTGTATAGATACTTTTAAAGTTGATGTATCTGCGTTGACACTTGGTATAATAAATCTTTGGTCAACATCATTACTATCAACAGTATATTTAAATGTTACCAATGTTCCTTCATAAACAGGTATGCTAGAAAATTTGTAAACACCACTATCTGGCGTTAAGATGTGAGACGCATTTGTAACAAATTGATAAGTCTCATTATCAACAGTGGTATTGAAAGCTGTTCCTTTTGCCATTGTTATTGTAGCAGTAGTTGTTGGAATATTATTCATCAATATATCAATTGATGCTAATGGAGCTTTAGGTGATGTTGGTGTATAACCTAACATCTTAGCAAGTGATACAATATTTTTTCTAACATCAGCGCTGTCTAGGTACATTTCATTTGCTAACATATTAGCATTGAAACCTAGATAGTGTGTGTTGTATGCAAGTAAGTCTAATAATACTGCGAAACCTGATCCTTCAAAATCATAGTCCTGAAATTCTGATTGGTCTTGTAAAAATGATTTTAGATTTGCTTTTATATCGTCAAAATCAAAATCTGAAACTTGTAATTTATTGCTTGCCATCTTATCTTAATCTTTCTAAAAATGTTTCTACCGTAATTGGGTTCTGTATTCCTATAACATAAAATTTGATTTCAAGTCTGTAACCATTTCTTTCAATATCAGGATCAGCTATAATTTGTGTTATCTTTGCTCTTGGCTCAAAGTTATTTAATACTTCTTCTACTTTTCTTTGTAAGTTAAGAGCAGTCAAAGGTGTCATCAGTTCAAATAATAATGCTCTAACATTACCACCTATCTCTGGGTGGAATGGTCTTTCAAAGTGATTAGTGTTAATTAAGTTTCTAACACTTCTTTTTACTGACTCTACATCAGTCAACTTATTTACATCATTAGTAACAACATTTCTACCAAAATCTAAATCTAAATCTTTGTATATTCTGGTTGCTCTTTTACTATTGTTTCTTGCGCTTAAGTCGGCCATACCAATATTTATACACTAACCAGAGAAAACATTTGAAGAACCTGAAGTCATTTGACCAGCGTCTGTACTATCCCCTATTCTTGCCACAAACGCCCCTGAGACTCTTACTGTACCACTACCTACATTAACATTTGCAACATGAGGACCACAAGCTGGTACAGGTGGAAAAGGGTGTGATACTGTAGGGTCACCTACTCTTGCGATTAATATACTATTCGCTCTAACAGTTGATTGTCCTGGAGTATCTAAAGTAGTTGTACCTGTACAAGCGTGACCTGTACTTAAACTATCTCCTTTTCTACTAATTGCTGGCATTATTTTCCTTGAGAGTTGTAAAATTTAAATGATCTTTTCTTATGTTTATTCATAGAACTAAATTTAACACCTTTTCTATTTCCTTGCGATGTCTTTTTTGGCATTCTTTCATGCGCTACAAAAGATTTTGATAATTTTGCCATTATCTTCTAGCCTCTCTTGCTGCTTTTAACGCTGCTCGTCTTTTTTCAAGTATTATTGACTGTCTAATTTTACGACCTATTGGTATTTCTAACGATTGACTAATTTGTTTGCCTTTTTTACTGACATATTCTACACTTATAAACTTATCTTTGTAATCACCTTGTACAGCCATTACTGCTTTCTTCAAACTCATCGCTTCTTTTTCTTTTTCATCGCCAGTTTCACTCCAAAACTTAAATATTCTCATTTTACTCATTATTTTTATGCTCCATTAAATAAATCTTCGTTGTTTGTTATTTTTTTTTCTTGTTTATTACATCTACAGTGACCACAACACACAATTTTAGTGCCTTTATCATATTCTTTTATACAATCGCTGCCACAATGGCAGTCGTGTCCACAATTTAAACAATATTTTTCCATATTTCTATTTATCTCAATAATTACAGTTGATTTTTACTACCGAATCGTCAATTTTCTCTAAATTTGGCGTCATTTTACAAGATTTTACACAACCAGAACAAATGGCGAACAAAAAAAGTAAAAAAATCAAGTAAATCAACCCTTTTTTAACCAATTTATTTGCTATTTTACCCATTTTTATCTGTACTTCTTACTATTTACCCTGTAATATAGTTAGTATATGATAACAAAAGGACAAACTATGAAAAAAATATATGAATATTTAACAATTACTTTATTTGTTGTTGGTCTTATGTCTTTAATAGGTGCTGTTGGTGCCATTGAAGCTGATCAATGGTTACTAGGAGGGAGTATGGCGTTACTAGGTGTTGCGTTTTCAATACTTAGTTTATACTCTCAGGAAATGTATAAGGAGGTAAAATAATGACTATAAATGTTAATTGGTCTGCGAAGACTTTAGATGAAGGTATCTCAAATATGATGACTGGTGCCAAAGCTGACTATGAGAGGTTTCATACTTCTAATGGTAGAAAAGAAATAGTATCAGGTTCTTATGGTGATGAACAACTTAAATCATATGATAGTAAAACACAAGTAACTTTTGGTAAAAAGTACATTAAGGTTGTACAGGAAAGAAGTGTTTTTGCTTTTATTATGAAAGAAGACTCTGGTCATCTAAAAAAAGGTGATATTTTAAAACCTGCTGGTTTTAACAAACCATCTTTAAACGCAGCTAGAGGTAATGTATTAACTGGTAATTATTATATTAACTGGACTGGTCCATTATATATGGATAGTCAAAGAAGATTAAGAGCATAACAAAAGAAAGGATATACTATGTCAAAAGAACAATTAAAGTTTAATGATCTACCAAGAATTATGGATTGGATTAAAGACCCAAGTAATGCTGGTCATTTGTTTATAGTTGAACAGACTATAAAAAGTGTGAAAGCTGAACAATTCAAAGTTGGTACTAAAGTTAAGTTTGGTAAAGCAAGAGGACAATGGCGTGAGGGTGTTGTTGCTAAACTTGGTCCAAAGAAAGCAGTCGTTGATGTTTATGGACAAAAATGGAGAGTGCCATACGACTTAATGGAAGTTAGATCAGAATAATGGACAAATATTTAAAATGGATTGCGACAGGATTTCTAATGATAGGGGTAGGTGCTAACTCACTTGCCATCTATCCTTTAGGACCTCTCGCTACATTAGCTGGTGGACTATGTTGGTTATCAGTTTCAATTATGTGGCGTGAAGCCGCACTCATCACAACAAATCTTGTACTATCAGCAATAACTATTGTTGGATTAGTTTACACATATACACATTAAAGAGCAATCGTAGTTTAACGGTAGAACGCCTGCTTGTGGTGCAGGAGGTCATTGTTCGATTCAATGCGATTGTACCAAAATTTTAGATTAAGTGAGAGGTGAGAATATGTGGAGGTCTCACCTCTCTATGATAGACCGAAGTCTATCGTGGTGTGGTATAGTTATTTATAGAACTAAATGCTCTGCATTCTTGGGTCTTTAGAAAAAAGATTTTTCTTTGCCTTTGGTCTGGCAATACTATCTTTACTTCTTTTTCTTAATTGAGCTCTAGCAGAGA